AAGGTTGCGTGATGTAACGCAGCTTGCAGACGCAGCAACATCCCTTGATGAACTCAAAGCATTGAAGGTGCAAGCATGACAAACAGAATTGAAGTAAATGTGCAAACCGGCGTAGTGACTACGATTGAATACACCGCTGAAGAACAAGCTGCCCATGATGCTGCTGTCGCACAGCAAGAAGAAGATGCACTGGCGGCACAACAAGCACCCGCTGAACAAGGAACGCAACCATGACAATGACGCTTGACGGTAGCTCGGGGACTACTTTTCCCGCTGGTGGTGTTGGCAACCCTACAAGTACGGTTGTCGGCATTTCCGATACTCAGACGCTGACTAACAAGACGCTGACTAGCCCGACTATCAGCAGTCCAACGATTAGCGGCACTCCGGTGATGAGCTCAAGTGTGCTTACATTAGGAACTGCCCAAGCATCAACAAGCGGAACGAGCATAGACTTTACTAGCATTCCGTCATGGGTTAAACGAATAACTGTAATGTTTAGCGGTGTAAGCACAAATGGAACTTCTGATTATTTAGTGCGAATTGGTTCGGGTTCAGTTGATGCAACTGGATATCTTGGCACTTCTTTACGATTGGTCAGCGGTGCAACCGTTGCAGGTGTTAATTACACTACTGGTTTCGGCATCAACAATGGCACACAAACTGCCGCTTATGTTTCAAATGGTTTGATGACATTATCGTTACTTAATTCATCGTCAAATTTGTGGGTAGCTTCCGGACTTTTTGCGGGTTCAGATTCTGCAACCAATACAACTAGCGCAGGAAGCAAAACTCTATCAGGGGCAATTGATAGAGTAAGAATCACGACCGTAAATGGCACAGACACTTTTGACGCTGGCTCTATCAATATCCAGTATGAGTGATTATGGAAAATAATCTCGAAGCAAAGTTCCTGACGCATGAAGCTGTTTGTGCTGAGCGTTGGAAAGAGACGATTCTTCGCATCAAGCGAATAGAGTCTATTGGCATCGCGTGTGCCGGTGCGATCATTCTTCTATTGCTGCACTTAGTGACTAAGTCATGAACTGGCAAGACGTACTCAAAGCGATCATCCCGATAGTGGTGGCTGCACTAGCCTGGCTACTTGGACAAGTCTCGGAGTTTTCTACTAGACTGACTAAGATCGAAGGCTCGATGCCTGCTTTGATTACGCCAGCCGGTACGCCGACTGACAGCCCAATCTCTGCTGAAGCGCGGCACAGGCTGAAAGAAGAAATTTACAAAGACATTCACGATTTGCAAGTTCGCGTTAAGTTAATGGAAGAAAGAGCGAGGATTTATGCAAAATGATCGACCCCATTACTATTGGAGCAGCGTTTGCGGTAGCGAAAGGGGCTGTAGCCGGGGTTAAGCAAGCGATTGAACTTGGCCATGAAATCAAGGACTGTTATGAGGACTTGCAAAAGTTTTTTCACAGTCAAGGCGAGATTGAAAAGGCGGCGAAAGCCGTTGAAGTAGCAAAGGCTCAACCCAAACCGGAAGACCCGAAAGAAGCGGCAGCGCAAGAGTCAATACTGTCGCAAGCCTTCACCATAGTGATGGCTCGCAAGCAAGCCAAAGAGTTTGAAATTCAGCTCCGCGATCTTTTTGCAATGAAAGGGGAGCTTTCGCTCTATACAGAGCTTTGCCAAGAACGTGACCGCCTGTCCGGTGAACAAGACGAATCAAACAGAGAGAAAATTCGCAAGGTTAGGTTAGAGCGAGATCGTGCTGCTAGAAAACGCGAAGAGTTAGAGCAAGTGCTTTCCGTGGCGGGCATTGTAATTTTTGTGTTAATTGGCGCGGTGTTGTTGTACGTTGCCATAACTTCTAGGGGCTGAAATGCTATCTCTTATCTCAAGTTCGCTTTCGTTCCTGATGGGCGGGTTGCCGTCGATTCTGTCGTTCTTCCAAGACCGCGCCGACAAGAAACACGAACTTGCTTTAGCGCAAATGCAGATTGAGCGGGAACTGGAACTTAGGAAAGCCGGTTTTGAGATTGAGAAACAGATTGAGGAAATCAAGACCGAGCAGATCAGGGTGCAGACGCAAAGCCGGACTGAGGAATTGGCCGTCCAGTCGCAGCAGATAGCCGTAACCGAAAAGGTGGCGCTGTTACAGCACGATACCGACAGCGCAAGGGGTGCTAGTCAATGGGTGGTCAATGCACGCGCTATGGTGCGTCCTGGCATCGCCTATGGGATGTTCCTGCTGCTGGTGTTCGTGGATGTGTTTGGCTTCCTGTATGCCTTTAAAACAGGCGTGGCGTTTGATGTGGCGCTGAATAACTTGTGGGACGATGATTCGCAGATCATTTTCTCGTCAATTATTGCTTTCTACTTCGGCGGCCAGGCATTCAAGAAATGAAAGTCTCGCCGCTGTGCATCAAGATGATTGCACACCATGAGGGCGTGCGTTACAAACCTTACCGATGCCCTGCAAACTTGTGGACGGTTGGGGTAGGCCATGTCATGTATCCCGATCATGCAAAGCTGACAATGGCTGACCGGCTGAAAGTAGACTTACATCCCGACGACAATCGGGTGTGGAGCAAGGAGGAAGTGGATGCAATTCTTGCAAGCGATCTTGAACGATTTGAGCGTGGCGTTACCCAGTATTGCGGCGAGCTTACCCAGTCTAAATTTGATGCTCTTGTCTGCTTTGCTTTCAATCTTGGTTTGGGAACACTACAGCGCAGCACCCTCCGTCAGAAGGTTTTGCGGAGGGATTATGAAGCGGCTGCGGCTGAATTCATGAAGTTCACCAAGGCAGGGGGTAAAGTCCTACCAGGATTGGTCAAGCGTCGAACTGACGAAGCGCGGCTTTTTTGTGCATGATCCAGCGGTATTGCTGTTCACTCATTTCCCGCTGTTCAGTCTCAGGGCAGGTCTTAACCTTGCACCACATGACCCTATCGCCCGCCTTGAAAGCCACATCACAAACTTTGCAACGTTCATAGTTTTCCATCGGTTTCCCTTTTGCGTTTGTAGAGATCGACTTTCAATTCCGAAACCGCCACCAACAGATCATTGGTAAGCGCGTCGGCTTTCCACCATTGCTGAGACAATGCAGCGGTGTGGATAGCTTTGCGAATCCTGTCCACCTCAAGGATGCTTTCTGAGTAATCTTTCATAGAAACTGTCCAATCCAAGTTAAAGCACCAATAATCGCAATCCCGACTCCCATCATCATTATGGCTGCACAGGCATCCTCAAGCCACAAGCGTTTGTCGTTGATAGGATCAGCAAACATCACGAACACGCCAAACGATACTGCAACCATAAATAATCCGCCAAAAAAGATCATGTTTTCCCCTTGTGATAGTTTTCACGGCACAGCACGCGGTGACACTCTTTGCACCAAGACGAGAGCGTCCCGTATTTTGTCAAATTGAATTGGTCTGATTCCTTGATTGTCTTGCACTTGGAGCATTGCGCTGGATGCCCCTCCAGCCTCCATCGTCGCGGTTGACCCATTTTCTAGTTCCCTGATTAGTTTGTGATTGAGCCGCCACAGCATATGCTTCGTCCGTGTTTTGCCGTTGTATTGCAATCGCAACCCCATGCGAAACACTAAGCCATCCTTTGCCATGCCGTTGAGGTAACTACCAATCGTTCCCACATCCTCATTCAAGACTGCGGCTATGTTGAAGCCGGTCATTTCAAGGTCGCGGGTTAAGACTTCACGCATGGCAGCAATGATCTGACGGGCGCGGGGTTTCAGAGCTTGGGCAGGCACGTTACATCCACCACGCTAGGCACTAACTGATTATTGACCTTGCGTTTAGTGCTGATGACTACGGGGCGCATACCGGCTTTCTCGCATTCGCCAATCCCGTTGATGACTTCCAGCCTGGACAATGGTGGGACTTCCTTTTCCACCTGTAGGCTAGACACGGCTTCGGGGACTACGGTGCTGGCGGTCGGTTGTAATGATGCACAGCCGGTAAGGATGATGACTGCAAAGCAAAGTAATGTTTTCATTTTGCCACCTGTATCAAGGTTTCGCCCTGCTGTTGACGAGCGCGGTTAAAGATCACGGTAATGTCGGTATGTGAGGCTTTGGTAGGCGTGAAATGCCCGTCGAGGATGTAGAGATTTCGTTCCCGCAGGTACTTGATGCACTCTTTCCGCCGTTCATCGTATCGACGCGGATCGTGTGGCTTCCAATTGTCAACAGGGATCAAATCAGGCTGCAATGCGTCATAAGTCATCATCCAGTTAATTGCATCAGCTATTCTCATCGTCATCCTCCGGTAAGAACCTGCGTCGAGCAGGGTTGTTTTGCCAAAAGTAAAGATTGAACCGAAAACTGCGGCGCTGCTCTGCGGTGATGGTGTTGGTGAAATAGTTTTGTGATTCGTCCCACATGGCTTTTATTAGTTGTTTCTTGAATCGCTCGCCTTCCATGCCAATCATTTCGACATAGTGCTGTGCGCTTTCCATTAGAAACATCATTGCGTCGATGGCTTTGTCTTGAGATACATCGACTTTGTGCCGTTCCTGGCTTTTGCGTTTCACAGGCTTTAGACACGCATCAAGCACCGCAAGACTTACAACATTCGCAAGCAACTGTGTGCAAGCAATAGTTTGCGCTTGTTCATCCATAATTTCCCCTTAAGCTAGAAAGGAATCGAATCTTCCATGTCGGACAAATCGCCGGGATCAGCCTTTTTCTTTTTGGGCTGGTCTTTGTTCTTGTGTTGCATACTGCACGACATGAACTTGCCTTTTGCGCCTTCACGAATCCACGCTGATACCCATACAGGCTCGCCGTTCATGTCCAAACCATCGCCTCGATAATCGGGGTGATTGTCTGCCTCTTTCTTCAAGTTCTTGAACAGCGTGAAACTGCCAGGTTTCGGTATGTAAGCCATTATTTTTTCCTTATGTTGTCAATCATTTCATCTACTTCGGACAGGAACTGCGTTACTGCTGTTTCGATTTCCTCGATGCGCTTGTCATCGCGGTCGAACCTATGCACAAACAATTGCAAATCTTCGGGTAAGCGCGGATCGTAGGATACAAAGTCGCACCATTCCCGCCCCGTGCAAGCCATTTGCCACAACATTTGATTTTCGTACTGTCGAGGCTGTTTCTTGTCTATCAACGTTTGCAAGTGCGTAGCGGTCTTAGGGCACTTGATTTCCACTAAGCCATTGATAGACACCAAGCCATCAGGTGAAGCTGCGCCGCGCTCAATCGTCGGATGCAGCACGATTCCGATTTCGTCCACCGTCCAATCGCAAGCGAGTTCATACTCAGCGCGGGCAAACTTTTCTTGCTCCGTTCCCCATTGCATTGCAGCATTGGTAAAACCGGATTCCTGCGGTTGACCCGTCAGAATCTCAGCCACGATTTGCGCCCGGTAGTCCCGATAGGCTGCGGTACTCTTAGCCGCCATTACATCGTTGATCCGACTAGCCGTGACCTTGCCAGCGCGGGCAGCTAACCATTCCGGCGTGCCTTGCTCCATTGACAAAACTTTCATGCTTCCTCCATTGCCGACTTGCGGGCATTCTTGGCAGCGACAATAGCTGTCATGGCTTCGTTGTCGTTAACTTCCTTGGCGGCTTTATAGGCGACCGTATAAGCCGTTTTCAGCGCGTCCTGTGTCGTAACTGCGGCGATAGCGTCCAAGTGCGTGTTAAGCGTTTCTAAGCGTTTCTGAGGGGCATTCTTACCGCTTGCCGCATTGCCGTCATCGTCCTCGGGGGCGACACCGCAGGCAGCGGCAAGGCTGTACCGGCGGGCATACGTCAAAGCACTACCGTAGCCTTGGGCATCAGCCTTGCTGACCGGCAAGTTAAGCACCCCACAGGACAACCACTCACCGGAGGCGTGGAGCAGGATTGTTTCGACGCGCACTTCATCCTTGTCGGATGGCTCGACCCGCTGAATGTAGCTCAACCCGCATTGACCAAAGGCAGGACGAATGGCTTCGACCACCGAGGACAGGTCGGCATACTTAGATTTGAAGAAAGGATTGTTACTATCCTTGATTGCGCCTTTGATGTTCATTTGCGCCATTGCCAGCGCGGTCGCAAGATTTGCAATGGATTCGGATTTGTTCATGCCAGTACCCCCGTGACGATCAGTAAAAAAATGATTGTGAAGCCGATGGCTACCGCGCGGTCGCCGTTCATGATCCAGCCACCAATCGGCGAGAAAACACGTCGTAGTCGTAATCGCCGCGATCTACCCAACGATCCCATTCGCGCGTTTTGTCCCAATCGTCCATTGTGGCTTCCGGCAGCGCCCAATGGATGCCTTCGGGCTTGCACGTTCCCCAGGCAGCACGCTCAAGGTTGCAGAACGTCGGCAGCACGCTTCCGCTGATGGGCGAGAATTGCGGCTTGCGTGTGCATTCGGATGCCTCGATGTTGTCGGCGTTTTTTTTGTAATGCTTGCAATGTTTGCAGAGGTTCATGGTGTCTCCTGTTGTTGTCAATTGGTTACTGCAAGACGGACTTTACTTACCTAATTGCCACTTGTCAACACTTGTTGCAAAGGAAAATTGTAAAGTAATCTTAACTAATGCAATGCCGCTTGACAAGATAGCTTTGCACAGGATACGATACTTTGCAAGTTAACTTACAGGAGCATGAGAATGGACGTTAAGCAAGCAGAGCAGCATTTTGGCAATCGCAGGAAGCTCGCAGAGGCATTGGGCATTACGAGCCAAGCAGTCAGCCAATGGGCAAAGCGCGGACAGATTCCCGAGGGCGTGGCATACAAGCTCCAAGTCATCACAAACGGGGCGCTGGTGGTCAATCCTGTTGACTACATCCCCGTCGAGCATATGGTTGCCGAGATCGTTCCGCAGCAGTAGTTGACAAACAGAAAATAATTGTTTACTGTGTGTTTGTCCGAGAGAAAGATCGGGCGGCGTGTGGCAACGCTAAAGCGAAATGAAGAACCCTTTAGAAGGGGCTTCGGTTGTTTTTGGGTATGTTTCGCACCCACTTGCCACCGCAGCCGTAAGCCTCTTCTAGAGGGTTTTTCTTTTGGGCTACACCATGCTGGGCAATGAGAGCAACAGCGGCATGAGTGGAAAGCGCAACTGGTGGCTAAGGTCTGAAACAGCGCAAATAAGGGCGGCGAAGTTAGCACCCTTGACCGAAAGGCTGACGCGTGTCGCGGCTCCGAAGAGCAGCTACTAAAGGGCGCATAGGCTAAGGCTACGTGCGCTCACCAAAGAGCAGATAGCAGTAACTACTAGGAACAACATGAAGATACTTTCGCTCAAACCACAAGAAGTTAGTCCGTGGTTGCTGCAAAAGCATTACGCACGAAGGATGCCTCCAATATCTTATGCGTTTGGATTGTTTGCTCCCGATCTTGTTGGTGTCGTGACTTATGGCGTGCCTTCTTCTGCGTCTTTGCGTAGCGGCATCTGTGGCGATCAATGGAAAAACAACGTTTTGGAATTGAACAGACTTGTATGCAATGAAGGAAAAAATTATGCAAGTTTTCTTGTTGCAAATTCGCTAAAGCATCTGCCTCAACCGACCATTGTCGTAAGTTATGCAGATACAGCAATGGGGCACATTGGCTATATCTATCAAGCAACAAACTTCATTTACACCGGATTGAGCGCAAAAAAACAAGATTACAAAATTCGCGGCATGGAGCATTTACATGGTCAGACAATTGCTGATATGGCGATGGGTCAGGAGAACAGAGCAGACTGGTTAAGGGCAAAGTTTGGCGATGATCTTTACATTGAAGAACGATCACGCAAACACAGGTATGTTTTTTTCTGCGGTAACAAGTATCAAAAACGTCAGATGTTAAACGATTTGAAATATGACCTAGAACCTTATCCTAAAGGTGAAACAAAAAAATACGATGCCGGTGGCGCAGTAGCTACTCAAAAACTTTTATTTGCATAAGGAAATTTATGACTGACAAGGAGATCATGCTGCAATACTTGTTGTTGAAGGTGAAACAAGAAGATTGGCACGGTGTAGCAGACGCAGCAATGGACATTCGTGAAATGGAGGCTAAAAAATGTTCGACGAGTTCTACAGCAAGTTCCCAAAAAAAGTAGCCCGCAAGGATGCAGTCAAAGCATGGTCACGTCTGACTGCCGAGCAGCAACAAAAAGCATTGACGGCGATTGATGACCATGTGCGGATGTGGACGGCAGAGGGACGAGATAAACAATTCATTCCACATCCTGCAAGCTGGCTTAACGGCGAACGGTTCGACGATGAAATCTCGATGCCTGAGAAAAAGGTAGTCGCATGGTGGACAAGCGATCAGCTTACGATGGAACACGGTCGCAAGGTCGGAGTACCGGCAAGACCGGGCGAGGATATGTTCCAGTATCGCCTGCGGTTACGGGCCGCGTAAGTTGGCAAGAAAGAGTTGCAACAGTAGTGCGCGTGCAAGGAATGACGCGAGAGGAACGGGCAGCATCTATGCCTGAATCAGCAGCAATCGTGAGGGCGTTTGCGGCTGAGTTTTCAGTAGTAGAAGTTAGGGCACATGAAAACAACCTTTACTATGAATGGATAAAAAAATGATGCTAGATAAATGGTTTCCCAACTTGCATTTTCCAAGAGTACGCAACACCGATCCTGATACCAGCCATGCAGCAGCGGATCAGGCAGCAGAACTCGCTACCAAGCACCACGGCATCATCCTGGCGGCGCTTGAGCGTCCCGGCACGATTTACGACATAGCAGCGCGTACTGATCTCGACCATAACGCAGTCGCTAGGCGCATGAGCGAACTAGAGCGGCTGGACTTTGTTTACCCCGATGGCAAGAAGAAAGGCGCGTCAGGCCGTATGTGCCGCGTATGGGTGCGCAAATGAGGATTCGCATTGTTCCCTACGAACAATTAGTTGATCAAGACAAAAATGCTCGCGGTGTTTTTGCAAAAAAATGGGAAGTGTGTGTGGAATGCGATAGCTTGGAAAAAGCCGAAAGATTGAAAGAAGCCTTGGCACAGTCAGATCAAGAATCTGATGACCTTACTATTGCTTACATGAGTGGTTTTTTTGATGGTAAGAAAAAGCGCGAATGGGTTGGACTGACGGATGAGGAAGCGGCTGAATGCTGGAACTCTAGCGCGGTCACGACATGGAAAAACATTGAGGCCAAGCTGCGGGAGAAGAACGGATGCTAGTCAGACTACTAGAACCCGATCCGATCTTGCTTGATGACCCTGTGCGCCCAAGCATCAGCCCCAAACGCAAAGTTAGCCAGTTTAGTCGTGTTTATATGTGGCTTGAGGAACAGCGCATAGGTGCGGTCGTTTGCTGTTCATACAGGCACAACATCCCAAAAACTGAGCGCGAATTATTGCAAGTTGAAAACTACAACCAAGATGGCATGAAAGTTATCTTATATTCAATTTGGAGTTACAAAAAAGGATGTGGGCAAAAACTTGTGCAGTCTTTGCTTGAAAGGTATCAAGAGGACAGAATCATCACCATGTCACCCAAGACTGAGATGGCGCGGAATTTTCATCTGAACAACGGAGCGATGGTGTTGCAAACAAACAAGACAACGGTTAATTATGAATACTGACCGCACCTTAGACCAAAACGCGGCGCAATGGCCTATTTTGGATGCGTGGGCAAAGCAGAAAATATGGGTGGTGAACGGCGCAAAAACGCGCATGAGCGCAGAGGAATGGAAAGACGTACTGACAGCCGCCTTTGAGGGCGAAACGTCTCCACGGCTCGCTATGGGGCTAAATGGAGGGGTTGTTATGCTTGGCAGGCGAACAAGCAGATACACCAAAGCTCGATTCTCGGAATGGCTGGATTGGCTGATGGCGGCAACTCACCATGCGGGAGTTACCCTTGACGAAAGTTGAACAGGAATGGCACGCCAAGGTCAGAGACTTGGGCTGTATTGTTTGCAGGTTGTTCCACGGTGTGCGATCTGACGGGGATATTCACCACGTTTTGTCGGGCGGCAAACGCAAGGGTGAAATGTTTGTGATATGCCTGTGTCCAACGCACCACAGGAGCGGCAGAAACACCCCGGAATACGTCAGCAGGCATCCCTGGCGCAAGGAATTTGAGAAGCGATACGGGACAGAGCAAGAATTGTTACAACAAACGGAGCAGCTATGTGCCAATTTTCGACGGTAAGCGGGCGGGAAGCCTTAGAAGTGCTGCATGGGATTTGCTCGGCTGTTCTTGCGTTTGGTCAGGCGCAAAGCGATTACAGCGAAACAGAACTTTCTGATGGTGTATGTTTGGAATTGTTGGTTAATGATATGCGAATCACAATTGAGACAGGGCCGGAAGTCATGGCAGAGATTGAAGCGGCAAAAGCTATTGAGAAAGCATCCCATTGAGACGCGCTGCGAAAGTCGATGCTAACCATCAGGAAATCGTCACAGAGTTCAAAATGCGTGGCTGTGCGGTGCTATCCCTTGCTGCGATGGGAAAGGGCGTGCCTGACCTTCTCGTCGCTTTTGGAGGGGTTACATGGCTGGTCGAAGTCAAAGCCCCAAAAGGTAAGGAAACCGAGGATCAACAAAAGTTTGCGCTGCAATGGACTGGGTGTCGGGCAATCGTTCGGGATGTGCAAGGCGTGAAAGATACGGTAGAAATTATGATTGCTCAGATGGTCAAATTACGGGCTTGACACTATGAAAAATCCCGAATATCATCGGGATATTGCTGAAAAAGGGTGAAAAATGTCGAAATACAACGAATCGGCGGCGGCGTTTGTTAGTGTGCTGTTTCACTCGGCAACCGTTACGCACTTCATGCACCTACAAACCAAATCATTCTCGCAGCACATGGCGCTTGGTGAGTATTACGACGCAATCGTAGAGCTTGCCGACAAATGGGCAGAGGCGTATCAGGGGTGCTACGACATCATTACGAACTATCCCAAAGAGTTCCACCTGGCTACCGAGCCGGTCAAGTATCTGACGCAGATAAAAGACTTCGTGGACGACCTTCGCAAGGATTTGCCAAGCGAAAGCCAGCTTCAGAACATCGTGGACGAGATTGCGGATCAGATTGATTCGACCCTCTATAAACTTCGCTTCCTGAAGTGAGGACACAATGCCCAGTCACTCCCCTGCTCAAGCCCGCATGATGGCGGCTGCTGCCCACAATCCTGAGTTCGCCAAGAAAGTCGGCGTGCCGGTCAAAGTAGCCAAGGAATTCAACCAAGCCGACAGGGGCAAGAAGTTAGCCGAAGCTATGAAACGGATGCACCGTGGCTGACAATGCGCGTCTTGCTGCTTTGCTGAAAGCGTATCCGTCTGAACAGACGCTTGCGCCTTATGGCATGAGACACGGCAATGAGCAGGCAGTAAACAATCCTTTCACAGCAAAAGGCAAAGGGTATTTCGGTCAACTGCCCGCTCAAGATGGCATGGCAACAGAACTTTCATCTATCTTTGAACACAATGGTCAGCAAGTTGAACATCCGCTAATTGTGCCTACCCTGACGAAACAAGAATTGCAGCACTTGACCGCAGGGAATGAGCCAACCCCTGAAATTTATTCCAAAGCTGAACAGTTCGCAATAGGTCGGATCAAGCAAGGCAAAAACCCATTTGCAGGGCAAGATGAATTGCGTTACCCAGTACCTAAAGATTAACTAAGTATGTTGACAATTTTTGTTACGAATCAATCACATGGCTGCTAGAAAACGGAAAGTTGTGTTGTCTGATGCTTGGAGAGAGAAGATTCAAGCCAGTCAGATAATGAACCGCCTTCTAAAGCACGTTGAGGGCGAGATTGAGCTATCGAACAGCCAAGTTAAGGCAGCGGATATCCTGTTGAAAAAGGTCGTTCCTGACTTGGCTCGGACTGAGAACGTAGGTAATGAGGGCGGGCCGCAGGAAATGGTGATCCGATGGGCCGATCCGAAATAATCCTTCCCTATTCGCCGAGACACGCATTCTTGCCGTTCCATGCAAGAACGCAGCGGTGGGGCTGTTTAGTCGCTCACCGGCGGGCAGGCAAGACCGTAGCGGCTATCAATGACATAATCAGGGCAGCAGCTACCTGTAAGAGCACTTTCCCTTTGTTTGGTTATGTCGCACCGTATCGAAGCCAGGCTAAGTCAGTCGTTTGGGATTACCTCAAGAACTTTGCTCAGCCGATCATCTTAGACAGCAACGAGGCCGAACTGACCGTTACCCTGATGAACGGGGCGAAAATTAGGCTGTTCGGTGCTGACAACGCCGACGCTATGCGGGGACTAGGCTTTGACGGGATATACCTAGACGAATACGGCGACTTCAAGCCTAGCGTATGGGGTAACGTCATAAGACCCGCCCTCTCTGACAAGCAGGGATGGTGTGTGTTTGGTGGCACGCCGAAAGGAAAGAATCAGTTTTGGAACATCTACGAGACAGCTAGGCTAAACCCTGCTGAATGGTTCTTGCTGCGCCTGCCCGCCTCTTCGTCGGGGCTGCTACCTCCCTCTGAACTCAAAGCAGCTAGGGCGCAATTAACCGACGATCAGTATTTGCAAGAGATGGAAACTTCATTTGAAGCTTCAATCGTCGGCTCTTTTTTCGGCACAGAACTCAGGGAAGCCGAAGAACAAGGGCGCATCACAAATATTGCTGTCGATCCCGTTGTGCCGGTGCATACGGCATGGGACTTGGGCTATCGGGATGACACGGCTATTTGGTGGTATCAGGTCGTTCGGGGAGAGATCCATGTTATCGACTTCTACTCGGTATCGGGCGCGAACATCGAGGAACTTGCACAAGTCATTACCGACCGAGGCTACCGCTACGGCAAGCACTACCTACCGCACGACGCAAAGGCTAAGACTCTTGCAAGCGGAGGAAAGAGCATTATCGAGCAGCTTGCACAGCACTTGGGGCTTGGGACACTTAGCATTGTTCCTGATCTCAGCGTACAAGACGGCATCCAAGCGGTAAGGAAGATGATCCCCACGACTTGGTTTGACAACAAATGTTACGAGGGCATCGAGGCATTGAAGCAGTATCAGCGCGAGTACGACGAGGACAAAAAGGCATTCAGACAGACCCCGAGACACGATTGGACTAGCCATCCCGCAGATGCTTTTCGTATGATGGCAATCGCATGGAAGCAAGAGCCGGTAATCAGAGCGCCGGATCGAGAAAAGCCTCTGATGGTAGGCCCGCAAAACACAGTTACCCTCAACGATATGTGGGCGACTGCTAAACAAAAAGGAGCACGAATATGAGTGGCGTTTCTTATCCGTATCGTTATTTTTATGAGCACGTTGCAGCAGGTCAAACCGCGCAAGTATTAGGGCCAACGGGCGCTAAAGGCGACTATCTGCACAGGCTGATCTGTACCGTGACCACAGCAGCAACGGGCAACGTCGTTATCGTTGACGGTTCGGGAACGGGCATCTTGACGCACACCGTATTGCCTGCAAGCGCAGGTACTGGCATCAACGTCTACAACATCGAGGTCAATGCTGTGAGCGCAGACGGTGCTTGGAAAGTCACTACCGGCGCAGGCGTTGAAGTGATGGCTGTTGGGATATTCAGCTAATGAACAAGCCCGGTTTGTACGCCAACATCCTAGCCAAACAGGAGCGGATCAAAGCCGGTTCGGGTGAGCGTATGCGTAAGCCTGGCGATCCCGGTGCGCCGACTGCTAAAGACTTCCGCGAATCAGCTAAGACTGCAAAGCCGGAGAAAAAATGAGCGCAGCATGGACACGCAGCGAAGGCAAGAATCCCCAAGGCGGTCTTAATGCCAAAGGACGAGCTTCGTACAAAGCTGAAACTGGCGGCACATTAAAGCCACCGGTAAAGGCAGGCGACAATCCGCGCAGAGCCTCATTCCTTGCTCGCATGGGCAATATGCCTGGCCCGATGGAAAAGAATGGTAGTCCTACTCGATTGGCATTGGCGTTGAAGGCGTGGGGTGCGTCAAGTAAAGAGGATGCTCGCGCCAAGGCTCATGCAATCTCGGAGCGTAATCGTGACTGAGCAAGAGCGCATAGCGGCGGCGCTGGCGTATCAGCAGGCGCAGCAACCGGCAAGGATGAACCCTAACCTAGCGACGCAAGGAGTAAGGGCAAGAGAAAACGCATCTACATTTAATTCAAATTTAGGTGTAATTCCACAAACATTGTCTGCGGTAAATCGCGCATTGCCTTTGCCAACGAATGCCCGTGTATATGTGGAGTCTGTAATAGATCAAAGAAAAGACCCAATTACAAATAAAGATTTTACAAATGAGGAACTCAATGTAATTCGTGATTTGGTTCAAGCGTCGTATCAACCAAATGAATACAAAAATGAACCGTTAGCAGCAACTCCCGGATATGTTAATTACAGCACTTATAAAAAGCCTTTGCCATCGTTAGAAGGCAGGCAATATCCCGTAACCATGCACTCAGGCCCGGCGATGGCTACTCCGCGTGGCAGAGTAGGAACAACGTTAGGGCAATTTAATTACGGATTAAATTCGAATGGTGATATTGAAGTAAAAGACAAATATGACTTCAATGAGATACCGGGAATTAATGAATATAAAGACACAAGTGCATTGAACAAAGTTGCATTAACACTTAAAAGCGGTGGTTATATACCCGCTAGAGTTTATGGACAAGAAATGCTACCGGCAGGATCAGGTCGAGACGTAAACGTTGTAATTCCAAAAGAAAAATTTGGCGAAAATTACAACCAACTCGCTGAAGCACTTAAAAAGTTAGGGCGATAAACATGGATGAGCAAAGCACAGGCTTGCAAAAGCTGCTGCACAACGTCGCAGCGTATGACGGTGACTTTAAGAAGTGGGAAGCCCGCGCTCAAAAGATCATCAAGCGTTATCGGGATGATAACCGCAGTCAGAACACCAACGAGACTGCCAAGTTCAACATCCTGTGGAGCAATGTTCAGACGTTGATCCCTGCTGTCTACGCGCGTCTGCCCAAAGCTGATGTGTCGCGGCGTTTCGGTGATAACGACCAAGTGGGACGTGTTGCGTCGTTGTTGATAGAACGGGCGCTCGATTTCGAGATCGAGCACTATCCCGATTTCCGCGCAACCATGAAGCATTGCGTTGAGGATCGCTTCCTCGGCGGGCGCGGTACATCATGGGTGCGGTATGAGCCTCATGTGCAGGCTGTCGATATGCCCGAGGATGGGCTGGAAATTACCGAGGACATTGACGAGCCGGAAGCGGGCAATCAAGCCTTGGCTGGCGAAGAACCGCTAGAACAGATCGAATACGAATGCGCTCCCGTTGATTATGTGCATTGGAAAGACTTCGGGCACTCTGTTGCTAGGACATGGGAAGAAGTCACGGCTGTTTGGCGGTGGGTTTACATGACCCGCGAGGCGCTGATTGAGCGTTTCGGCGATGAAGTGGGCGAAAAGATACCTTTCGATGCAGGCCCGGACACCCTCAAGCAGTACGGTCAAAGCACCAAGGAACACACTCGCGCAAAGATTTGTGAGTATTGGGACAAGGAAACCGGCAAGGTTTATTGGTTTAGCAAGTCTATGCCGAAAATCATTGACGAGCGCGACGACCCGCTGGAGTTGGAAGGATTCTTCCCCTGCCCGCGTCCGTTGTATGCCACCGTCACAAGCGATACCTTAGTTCCTGTCCCTGACTTCGTGCTCTATCAAGATCAGGCAAACGAGCTGGATATTCTGTCTGACCGCATCGACGGCTTGGTCAAGGCTTTGCGTGTGCGCGGCGTGTATGACGCTTCACAGCCTGCATTGCAGCGACTGATGACCGAGGGCGAGAACAACGCTCTGTTGCCGGTCGATACTTGGATGGCGTTTGGTGAGAAAGGCGGCTTGAAAGGCGCGATTGACTTCCTGCCTATCGACATGATTGCCGCCACGTTGATCCAATGCTACCAAGCGCGGACGGAAATCAAGAACCAAATCTACGAAATCACAGGCCTGTCGGACATTATCCGGGGATCGTCGTTTGCGTCCGAGACGGCTACCGCGCAACAGATTAAGGGGCAATACGCTTCGATTCGGTTGCGTGCCATGCAGGAAGATGTGGCGCTGTTTGCGACGGGCTTGCTTCGTCTGAAGGCGCAGGTTATCTGCACTAAGTTCACGCCCGAGACGATCCTGCAATATGCTGCTGCAAATCAGTTAGAGCCGCAAGATCAGCAATTGATTCCCCAGGCACTCGCGCTGCTGAAAGACAAGCCCCTGCGGAACTTCCGCATTGAGGTGGCAGCGGATTCGCTGGTGCAGTTGGACGAACAGCAGATGAAGCGGGATCGGGCTGAGTTCATTTCCGCATTGGGTGCGTTCTTGCGAGAAGCCTTGCCGCTTGGTACGCAAGCGCCGGAACTTGTGCCGATGATTGGCGAAACGATGAAGTTCATGGTTGCATCGTTCAAAGGTGCGCGGCAGCTTGAGGGTGCAATAGATCAAGGCATCAATAAGATTGTAAACCGCCCGCCGCCACAGCCTCAGCAGAATCCCGAAATGCTCAAAATGCAAGCTGAGCAGCAAATGGCGCAAGGGAAGATGCAAGCAGACGGTCAGCTTGAGCAAGCGAAGATGCAAGCAACAATGCAAATTGAGCAAGCAAAGTTGCAAGCACAGATGCAAATAGATCAAGCAAAGTTGCAGATTGAACAGGCTAAGACGCAGCGCGAAATTGAAGTTGAGCAGATGCGTGCTCAGATGGACGCTCAGAAAATGGAGTTTGAGCGTCAGAAAGCCGAAATGGAAGAGCAATACAACCGGTGGAAAACTGAGCTTGATGCAGCAACAAAAGTTACCGTGGCACGCATTAGCGCCAATCCTGGGCAAGATTTGCAACTGCTACAGGCTGCAAATGCGGCTTCAGAGCGCATGACTGCCGAACTTGGGGATAACGTTGTTGCTGCTGTTCAGCAAGTCGCTAATCTGCACGAGGACATGGCAAACAAGGCTAATGCGACGATGGACAACATCGCCTCGATGATCCAAACGCTGAATGCGCCTAAACGCATCATTCGAGGGCCTGATGGCAAAGCAATAGGCGTTGAAATTGCCGTATGAACGGAGGATGGGACACCGGCACATGGGGTGATGCGACATGGGACTTCGTTCCCGTTATTGTCGATATTGATACCCATGATGGCGACAAGCTGAAAGATCGCTTTGCAAGGGAAAAGGCGGTACGGGAGCAACGTCGCAAGGAAGTCCTCGCCCTGTATGAAAGAATTGTTGAGGGCAAGGAAGATATCCCCGAAGTTGTTGAGCCGCTGAATTACATAACCAAACAACAGATTTTGACAAGCAATCTTAATTTTGATAAATTGATTGCTGATCTTAAGAATGCTGAACAAATATGGCATCAGCACGTCGAAAACGATGACGAGGAAATTCTTCTACTCTTATGAGAAAACGTTGGGTTTACGTTGACGGTGAAGCGATTGAAATTGGCGATTATGAGCCGACTGCTGTGCATCACATCATGCCTGACATTCAGCCGTATCAGTCGATGATTGACGGGTCGATGATTACAAGTCGCAGTCGTCACCGCGAACACCTGCAAGCGCACGGTTGTGTTGAAGTTGGAAACGAGATTATGGAAACAAAAGTTGCGCCGGTTAAAGATAACCGCAGGGAAGTCTTGAGGCAGCAACTGGCAAATGTTACGCACGCGGAAGCAAACAGGATTTTGAACAAGCTGCGCGACGACGCACGATTTACCCGCAACCCCCACAGGGAGAGATAAATGTCCGATCTGAACGCAATTGCCCCGGTTGAAGATACACGCAGGGAAATGCTTGAGCAGCAGTTTGACCAAGCCGTCAATGCGCCGCCAGGCGAGATGCCTCGTGAGGATGTGCCGCGAGATACGGAAGGCAAGTTTGTCCCGCGCGAAGCTGAGCAGACGATGGTGCAGCAGGCAGGTGGTGAACAACCATCCGCTGAAGAGCCGGTGTGGAAACGCCCACCAGCGTCGTGGAAAAAGGATTATCACGACGTATGGCAGACTGCCGATGACCGGCTGAAGGAATACGCCTGGCAGCGCGAAGAACAGATGAAGGCAGGGGTTCAGCCCCTGATGGAAAAAGCTAGGTTTGCAGATCAGTATCAAGAGGTAATGAACCCTTACATGGACACGATCCGTGGACTAGGGATTGATGGGCCAAAAGCCGTCAAAGCGTTGATGGAAGCAGATCATGCTTTGCGTTACAGCGACCCGCAGCAGAAGCAACAACTTTTCTTGCGTCTCGCTCAGCAGTACGGTGTGAATTTTGGTGATGGTAGTCAACTGCAACAACAGGCGACTGTCGATCCAAGCATCTCAGCATTGCAGCAAGAACTCAATCGGGTTCGTGGTGAGGTGATGAGTTGGAAGGAAGAACAAGAGCAAGTGCAGAATCAGTCATTGCTTGGCGAAATCAACAATTTCGCTATGCGGGCTGAGCATTTTGAAGAAGCGCGACCAACAATGATTTCGCTGCTGCAAAGCGGTGTGGCGGCTACATTGGAGGAAGCGTATGAAAAAGCAATACGCCTAGACGACAACCTTTATCAGCAAGTTCAGCAGAGCCGACAAGCCCAAGCTGAAACTCAGCAAAAGGTAGCAGCGAATAATGCTGCTAAGAAAGCTAGAGCGGCAGCGGTAAGTGTCAGAAGCGCCGCACCCGGTGCGACAACGGCTACCAAAGCGCAAGATCGACGATCCATGCTTGCCGAACAATTCGACAACGTAGCGGATCGACTCTAAAAACTGATAGGAGAATATAATGGCTTTCGCCAATAGTTCTATCAGCGATATCATTGCGACCAACATCCAAAGTCGTACTGGTGAACTCGCTGACAACGTAACAAACAACAACGCCCTCTTGCGCCGACTGAAGGAACGTGGAAACGTTAAGACCTTCTCCGGCGGTAACGTAATCTTGCAAGAGATCATGTACAACGACACGGCTACCAACAACACCAACAGCTATAGCGGCTATGAAGTGTTGAATGTGAGCCAAAACAGTCCCATTAATGCATTGGTGGCCTTGCAGAGAAATCTGCATTGAATAACTTTGTGAATTCGGTGAAACCCTGACCATTAAGTTGAAGGCAATACCGAGCCAAGCCCGCAAGGGAAGGTGTAACGACTAGAGGGTGACTCCTCGTAGAGCCAAGTGGCTCGAAGTGCAAAGAACCCGAAAGGGTTGTGAGATAGTCTGCTCTGCATAGAAATATGCAGCAGTCCGAAAGGGCGGCAAGGAAGTAACGAATCCTTGTGAACACATGGTAGTGCAGCACAGTTCAGTATCACTCAATACGCTTCGGCAGTTTCGATCAGCGGTCTTGAGATGATTCAGAACAGCGGCAAAGAGGCAATCATCGACCTGCTCGATGGTCGTATGGCTGTTGCTGAAGCGCAGATTGCTAACCGTATCAGCGGCGACCTGTACTTGGACGGAACGGGCAACGCAGGAAAAAACCTAACCGGGCTTGGGGCGGCGCTTCCTGACTCGCCAAATACTGGGACGTACGGTGGAATTGATCGTGCTACTTGGACGTTTTGGCGCTCGGTTGCCTATTCCGGCGTAACCAACGGCGGTGCTGCTGTGACTGCAAGCAACATTCAGCAGTACATGGACAGCGTGGCGGTTCAGTTGATCCGGGGTACGGACAAGCCTGACCTGATCGTGGCTGACAACAACTACTATCGTCTCTACCTGCAATCGCTCCAGTCGATTCAGCGCATTACCGATAGCGGTTCGTCGATGGCTGGTGCTGGCTTTGCCTCGCTGAAATACTTTGGCGCTGGTATGGCTTCGGACGTGGTGCTTGATGGTGGTATCGGTTCTGCTGCAACCGCTAACCATATGTTCTTCCTGAACACCAAGTACCTGATGTTCCGTCCGCACGCTGACCGGAACTTTGTTCCTATCGGTGGTGAACGCCAAGCAGTCAACCAGGACGCGATCGTGAAATTAATCGGGTGGGCTGGAAATCTTACGTCAAGCGGCCCGCAGTTCTGCGGCGTGCTGATCGCATAAGGAGAAAATAAAATGCCAACTTTCAGCGTAAGTAACCAAGCAGGTATTACCCTGACCAACGTGGATGCAACTTCGCAATTCACTACCGGTACGGTTGTTAACCTGTCCGACGGCGGTCAAGCCGTGTATGTCCAAGCTCTGTCTGAAATCAGCACCTATGCGGCTGTCGCAGTCTATGACACCCAAAAGGCGCAGATGATGACCACCACGCTCGCAGCGACTTGCAAGCGGATTGGTTTCGCTCAGACTTCCATCGCTTCGGGCTACTACGGTTGGGTGCAAATGGGCGGCAAGGTGTTGGTTAACCTGGCTGCTAATGCTGCCCCTAACGTCCCGCTCTACACCACCGCAACCGCTGGCGTGCTGGATGATGCTGTGGTTTCGGGTGGCGCGGTGTTTGGCCTTGTGGCTACCACTTCGATTTCCAACGCAACTGCGGTGACCTGCATTGCTGGTTACCCGCACATCGCTTCGGGCATCGCGGGCACTTAATGGAAAAACTGGAAATCTCCGTGCGGGCTGCTGGTACGCCCGACGAAAATTCGGAGTACATCCGCTCTGCGCTTGCGCGGGGACTTCCGGAGCTACAACCCGCTCCTGCTCGGCACGATGGAACACTTGTGCTGGTCGGGAGCGGCCCATCCATGCCTGAGTTCGTTGACGAGATACGACAGCAACGCGAACAGGGCAGGACAATCTGCGCTATCAAGGGCGCACACGATTTCCTATGCGACAACGGCATAGAACCTGATTTGTGGGTGGATTTAGACCCACGGGATAGGACTAACTGCATTCAGAAGAAGAACGATCACACGGTTTACATGGTGGCATCCCGATGCCCGCCGGTGATGTTTGACTGGCTTGCTGACAAGAATGTGCTGCTTTGGCATTCGTGGTCGCAAGATGCTGAATGCGAGGCGATAGGCAAAAGGCTTGCTGTAGGCGGCGGGACAACTTCCGGCCTGCGGGCTATCAATCTTGGTTACTTGCTAGGTTTCCGTAAGTTCATCCTGTACGGCTATGACTCTTGCATCCGCGAGGATGGGACGAAACGCTTTACCGGCGAGAAAGCCGGTCAGACGATTGAGATTTATGTGGGTGAAGCGCCGCACCGCAAGAAGTTTGTGAGCAACATGGCAATGGCGCAGCAAGCAAACGAGTTCCAACTGGTGTTTAGCGTAATGCCGGATATCACGATTGAAGCGCGGGGGGACGGGCTGATAGCCGAAATCCTGCGGGTAAGGAGCGCATGGAAGCTCGCAGCGTAACCTGGCTGCATCGCGGTGGTGCTGAGATGGCATCCTACCGATTGAGGGCGCAACTGCCCTCGGCGTATTGCAAACACAAATCAAGGCTAAATGCTCAAGGCGCGGATATAGCCGTATTTGCCAAGCCGCACCCCGATGATGCAATGCTTTGGCATCACATGAAGGGGCAAGGCGTGAAAATGGTGGTCGATATTTGCGATGACCATTTTGAGCATCCACAGTTAAGGAAACTTTATGAAGAAATGGCTAGAGAAGCTGATGCAGTTGTGTGTCCGACTGAGGAAATGGCGCGACGAATTCGCCGCCATGCGGAAAGGGATGCCCAAGTAATCCCCGATTCATGGGAAAACAGAGGTCAACCGCACGCAGACGGCAATAAATTTTTGTGGATGGGGCATCAGAGCAATCTGAAAGAAATCTTGCCGTATCAACAAATGTTGAAGCCGTACGATATAACCTACTGCACAGGGCAGAATGATCTGATTGAATGCGTGCCGTGGTCGAACAGCGCACAAAAGCAATTGCTGCACCGAAGCAACATTGTTTTGCTACCGAATGCCGAAGAAACATACAAAAGCCCCAATCGGCTCATCAACGCAGTCATGGCGGGTTGCTTTGTAATAGCAAGTAAGATTGTTATAAACAAGGAATTCAGACACTTTTGTTACCTTGGGCCGGTCAAAGGTGGGTTGCAGTTCTCGCAAGCGTACAGGCACGAATTGAATGACTTGGTGCGGGAAGGACAGCGATACATCCAAATGCACTATTCCCCCGAACAGATTGGAGCGGCATGGGATACGCTATTCGACTCCATTTAGGGGCGGGGGATCGATCATGGCCTGGCTGGATCAACGTCGATTGCGTCGGGGATCAGGATTTGCTGTCCGATGTAACGAAACTTGACTTGCCGGATAACCATGCCGACGAGATTTCCGCTATCCACTTGTTTGAGCATATTGAACGCCTTAAGGTGAAACAAACGTTACTTGAGTGGCTGCGGGTATTGAAGCCTGGCGGTCAGCTATCTCTCGAAATGCCATGCCTTGATAACGTGATTGCCTTGTGGAATGCGGGCTATCGGCACGATGACCTGATCGGCAGGGCATTGTTCGGAATGGCAGAACCGCATACAATGCAGCATAAGTGGTGTTACTCAAAAGCTGAAATCGGTGCGCTATTTGCCGAGGCAGGTTTTCAGAACGTGCAGTTTGAAGAACCATTTTTCCACTTGCCACAGCGCGATCTACGCGTCGTAGGCATTAAATCTAAGGAGTAGTCATGGCTATCCCCTCACGTGTTCTTGGTGCAGGCAATTCTGCATTGTCAACGATTTCGATCTGCGGTGATGGCGCAACTGCCCTCGTCGCTACGGGTTCGTCCGCTACCGATGCGCTGCAACTGTCGGCTGTTTTCAATGCCATTACCACTTCCTCGGCTTCGACCGGCGTGAAACTGCCCCCGACCGAAGCTGGTGCGATGGTTGGTATTTGGAATGCTTCGGGACAGACGATTACGGTTTACCCGCCGACCGGCTCGACCATTAACGCTGCTGCTGCAAGCGTGACGATGGCAAACAACAAAGCTGCGCTGTTCTTTGCTACTAGCGCAACTACTTGGGCATCCGTTCTTACTGCATAAATTTTTCCCCACAGGAGAAAACAATGGCACTTGATTCAGATATCAACAATGCAGACTCGCAGCTTTACGTCGAGTTCTACACGTCAGACAAAGACCCCTACAAGGGCAAGCCGTTTATCAAGATCGTAGTGCCAGGCGATAAAACGACAGTAATCGATCAGCCGGTGCGGGATGACCACAAAGAACGTTTCCCGCGCCAATGGCTGCATTTTCAGATGCAAAGCGGTGATGGCCCGGTTATTGGCACGCCGCTGAAGGATTGGTTTCAAGATCGTCCTGATGAGTTGAACGACAATCAACTGGCTGAGTTGCAGATTCTGAAATTTCAGACGGTTGAACAAGTAGCTACTGCAAGCGATACTCAGCTTCAACGAATCGGCATGGGCGGTGTGGGATTGCGTGAACGTGCGCGGAATTACTTGCTGAACAAGAATCAAAAAGTTTCGAGTGGCGAGTTGGAAGAAACCCGCGCAAAACTGAAAGAACTTGAGGCGCAGATGGCGATGCTATTGGAGCAACGTCGACCTGGCAGACCGAGGAAAGAGAATGTCAACGACAACGATGCTGGAGTTAGTGCAGCAAGTAACTAACGAGCTTGGCGTTGCAACTCCGACAAGCGTAGCAGGCAACACGAATCAGGACGTTATCCAAATACTCGCGTTAATGAACGCGAATGGATACGAGTTTCTTCGTCGCCACGCTTGGCGGGAACTGACAAAGCAGCACGCGTTTTATACCGAATACATTACGACCACCGGCACTTGGACAACAGCCGCCCGCACAATTACGATGGCCTCTACTACGGGACTTGATACGACCTATCAGGTTCAAGGCACAGGCATCAATCAGAATACCTATATCGTCTCTGTAGACTCATCTACGCAAGTCACAGTCAATCAGGACTTCTCTGCAAGCGCCGCAGGTGCTACTGCTTATTTTCAGAAAATCAAGTATTCCCTTCCCTCTGACTACGAAAGCCTTGTCCCGCGCACTATGTGGGACAAATCCAAAAAATGGGAAATGCTAGGCCCTGAAGATGCACAGCAATGGGAATGGCTGTTGTCAGGCTACATCTCAACTGGCCCGCGTATCCGTTGGCGTTTGCTTGGTGCGTACTTCCAAATATGGCCTGGTATGTCCACGGCAGAATATCTTGGTTTGGAGTACCGCAGCAAGGGATGGGCGGCTGCTGCTGATGGGACTGTCAAGAACTCGTTTACTGCCGACACCGACACCTGTATCTATCCTGATCGGTTGATGGTCAACGCTACCAAGCTGAAGTATTTTGAGGCTAAAGGCTTCGACACCACAGCGATGATGCGTAACTATCTGAGCGAGTTGGAAGCAGCGAAGGCTCTTGATATGTCCTCCGCTAACCTGTCCCTCGCTCCGCGTCCGGGCACAGTTCTCATCGGCTACGACAACATTCCCGACTCAGGCTACGGTACGAACTGATGGCAACAAGCGCACGCCGCCGGATGATGGTTCAAGGGACTGCCGCGCAAGTGGCTTCCTTGCCTGCGCCTATTGGTGGATGGAACGCCCGCGATTCGCTTGCCAACATGGAAGCGACTGATGCCGTACAGTTGACCAATATGTTCCCGACTGTCTCAAGCGTCAATCTGCGGGGCGGTTATCAGCGTTTCGCAACGGGGTTGCCGGGACAAGTAGAGAGCCTGTTTAACTACTCAGGCGGCGCGACTGAAAAATTGTTTGCTGTCGCAAACGGCAATATCTACGACGTAACTTCCGGCGGTGCTGTAGGCGCTCCAGTTGTCTCAGGACTGACTGGCTCTCGTTGGGAGTATGTAAACGTCTCAACGCCTGGCGGCGCGTTTTTGTACGCTGCAAACGGTGTTAATGCCCCTTTGCTCTACAACGGAACGACGTGGACTTCCATCACATCAATTTCAACTCCTGCGATTACAGGCGTTACAACGACAACGCTTGATGATGTGACGCTGTTTAAAAACAGGGTTTGGTTCATTCAAAAAAACACCCTCAAAGCATGGTATTTGCCGACTTCCTCAATTGGTGGTGCTGCTGAACAGCTAGACTTAAGTTCAATTTGTCGTTTTGGTGGCTATCTTGTAGCAATTGGAACTTGGACAATTGACGCTGGTTATGGAGCTGATGACAATTTGGTGTTTGTCACTAGCACAGGCGAAATTGTTGCTTATCGAGGAACTGATCCTGCTTCTGCATCGACATGGGCGCTGATCGGGGTGTGGAAGCTAGGCACTCCCATTGGCAAGCGTTGTATGTTCAAGTATTCGGGCGACTTGTTGATTCTGACCCTTGACGGTCTTTACCCCCTTGCATCTGCGGTTCAAAGCTCAAGACTCGATCCTCGCATCGCGTTGTCTGACAAGATTCAAGGCGCGTTTGCGGAGGCTACAAGGTCATATCAAGATAACTTTGGCTGGCAAATTATCTACAACGCCAAGAACAATGCTTTGTTTGTGAATGTGCCCGTATCTGAAGGAAACGCACAGCAGCAGTATGTGATGAACAACATCACAAAGTCATGGTGCAACTTTACGGGCTGGAATGCTAATTGTTGGGAAATCTTTAACGATGATCCTTATTTTGGTGGAAGTGGATTTGTCGGCAAAGGTTGGACATTAGACTACGCAGACAACAATGCAAACATCTCGTCGAACAGTTTGCAAGCGTTTAGCTACTACGGCTCTCGCGGTGTAAAGAAGTATTTCACTCGCGCAAGACCAAGCATTTTCACTAACGGGCAACCGGCAATTTTTGTTGGGATGAACATAGATTTTGACATTTCGGACACGACTGCTGCTTTGTCGTTTAGTCCGTCAACATATGGGCGATGGGACACAGCGACATGGGATTTAAGCTACTGGGGTTCTGACTTGGCAATCACGAACAACTGGCAAGGCGTAACGGGTATTGGCTATTGTTCAGCAATTCAACTTAAAAGCGCCAGCACAGGATTGCAGATAGATTGGGCATCGACGGACGTGGTGTATCAAACCGGATGGGCTGGTATATGAAGATCATTACCGAGCCAAAAGAACTCATCGGGCGTTATGTGGCGCGTAAGCAAGGCAAAACCGATGATTGGCAAAACTATGCGGCAATCGGTTTGCTTAACAGCAACGAGGAATTAGTAGCTGGCGTGGTGTTTGATTGCTACCAGCATCCCAATATTTTGATGCACATTTCTGCTGAACGACTTAGCAGGGGTTTCATGGATGCGATTGTGCGTTATCCGTTTGAGCAGTTGCAATGCAAGAGAATTACCGGAACGATCCTCAAAAGCAACAAGAAGTCACGGCGATTTGCAAATCACATGGGTTTCAAGTTGGAAGGTGTTATGCGTAATGCACATGAGGATGGCGATGTGTGCATTTATGGATTGATGAAAAAAGACGCTCAAAAATGGATGCGTCAGGAATTGGAGAAAGTTCATGGCTAAACTTGTTGAAGCGGTTTTTGGTGGTGGCTCTTCATCCCCATCCCCTGTTCAAACTTATGATCCTGTTGCGGCAGCAAACGCGCAAGGTGCAGTAAACAAAGAAACAGCCATCACACAGGGGTATATCAATAACCCTAACATTTACACGCCCGCTGGTTCTCAACTTGTTACGTTTGATCCCACTACTAACCAGCCGACAGTCAAACAAACATTTACGCCAACAGCGCAAGAAACTTTTGACACGCAGCAACGTGTTCAGAAAATTTTGGCAAGGTTAGGTGAAACAGGCACAACCACGGCGCAAAACATTCTGAGCAAGCCGTTTTCTCCTACCGGTACAGCAGCAGGCCCATTGCAAACTAGGATTGACACTTCTAACCTAGCGAAAATGCCCGTCAATGCTGGCACTACTGGTCAAGAAGCAATCATGGCTAGGCTCGCTCCGCAGTTAGAGCGCCGTCAAGCATCATTAGAAAATCAGCTTGCGAATCAAGGCATCACGCCAGGATCAGAAGCATATCGAACTGCTCAAACGCAAGAAGCGCAGAACCGTAATGACTTGTTAAGTCAAGCTGCATTGTCAGGCATCAGTCTTGACACGGGTGCGCGGGCGCAAGGTTTCAACGAAGCAAATGCAACAATGTCGGCACAAAATGCAGCAGATGCGGCAGAGTTGGCAAGACAATACCAAGAACGCACACAGCCGCTGAATGAAATAACTGGTTTGCTTGGTGGTTCAAAAATTGATACACCAACATTTCAGGCTTACAACCCTGCGCAACTTACTCCTGCCCCTGTTTTTGCGGGCGCTCAAGCTGCAAACCAAAATGCCTTAACGCAATATGGCATCAATTCAGCGCAGCAAAATGCCAATATGTCGGGCTTTGGAAGTTTGCTAGGCGCAGGTCTTGGTGCATACGCATACAATCCGACTGCAATCAAAGGTTTATTTGGCGGGGTGGTATAAAAAATGGCTGAAAATCAAGCAATAAATTTTACATTGCAAAGCCCATACCAAGCTGAACTGGCTGATATGGCTCGCCGTCAAAAGATGGCTGAGATTATGCAGCAACAGGCTTTCCAGCCTGCGGAAACATTTAGCTATAACGGCATACAGGCTAGGACTTCGCCGCTTACGGGGCTTGCTAAAGTTTTGCAAGGGTATATGGCTGGCAAAACGCAACGAGACATTCTGCAAGAGCAGAAAGCATTGAGCGAAAAGTACCGCACGCAATCCGCAGAAGAAGGCACGCAATTTATGCGGGCTTTGCGTGGCACTCCCGCTGTCGAAGGGACTGAGGGCGTGCCGGAACAAAAATTTATTCCGACCGCAATTGACATTGAGGACAATCCTCGCCTGTTGAACGATGTAAACGTGCAGCAACGCGCAACGATGGATATGGGACAAATGCCGGAACTGACAGTTCCAGCGCAGCGAGGTGTGCCTGCGCGTGCTGCTGTTGGCCCTGACCTTGCCCGCGCTCTTGAAATGTCAATGGGATCAATTAACCCGATGGTGCAATCTGCTGGCGGTGCGTTGCTTGCACAAATGGTTAAGCCCAAAGAAGTGAAGTGGGAAAAAGTAGAACTGCCAACAGCATCAGGTGGCAAACGTGTTGGTTTTGTCGATATAAATGCACCCGATCCAGTTGCTACTTTCCGTCTTGGTGGTGAAGTAGGCGCGAAAAAAGAACTTGTAAATGTTGGTGGTTCAATGTTGCCGTATACCGGTTATGAAACAGGAACTGATCCAATTGAAAGAACTGTTTCGCCCGATACTTCCGCATCGCTTGCTCAACAACAAGCACTTGCTGACCGAGCATTTTATAACCTTTCTGCTGCACAACAACAGCAAGCAAAACAACAAGCGCAACAATTGGGCTTAAATATCCAAGAGTTCAATTTGCGGAAATGGCAAGCGCAAAACCCAACTCCGCAAATAGTGCAATCAGAGGGCGGCTATGTGGCTGTTAATCCTAGAGACGCTACATCTGCTCCGGTTACAACCGCTCAAGGAACGCAATTGGCGGGCGCACCACGACAAGCGCCGGAAGCCTATTCAAAACAAGCATCTGCATTGCTCAACATGACGGATGCGCTTAATAAATATCAAAATGAATTGAAAGGGTTTAGTGTAACAACATCTCTAAGACCTGATGAACGCGCAAGAGTTGGTACAACATATCAAAATGCATTGCTGCAAGCCAAAGAAATTTATAACCTTGGCGTGTTGAATGGCCCTGATAAAGCAATCCTAGAACAAATTATTGCTAACCCGCTAGATATTGCTTCTGCGCCAATTTCAACAAATGCATTGATTAAACAAGTGGAAGCATTGAGAGACATAATTGATAGGCAAAACACTAATTTGGCAACCGTATACAAACAGCCAAAAATTGAGTTGCCAAAAGCACAAGAACAACAAACGCAACAAACCATGCGAGCAAGAAATCCTTCTACTGGTCAAGAAATTATTTCGACCGATGGCGGGAAAACTTGGCAACCCGTACAAGGAGCAAGATAAATGCCTTTGCCACCGGGGTTTGAACTTGTAGAGCAGACCAAACTGCCGGAAGGGTATGTTTTGGTAACTGGCGCAGACAGGGAAGAATCCCCCTCAATGCGAGCAGGTCGCCAATACATGGGCACAGAGGGTGGTCGAGATGTTGCTGCGATTGCATCGGCGTTACAAGGGCCGACATTCGGCTTCCTTGATGAGCTTGCGGGTGCTGGTGCGGCAGCGTTTGGTGCGCCGTTTAGCGATAAATCAATGGGCGAACGGTACAGGTCTGCCCGCGACTATGTACGCGGCATGACTGAGCAATTCGGCAAGGAGTACCCGATTACCGGCGCAATCACGCGAGGCATGACCGCAGCGCCAACGGCATTGATTCCGTTAGGTTCGGCTACGCAAGCGGCTACCATGATGACCCCTGCGGCGCGGATTGCTCAAGCCTTGAAGGGCGGCGCGGTGACTGGTGCGGCTGGCGGTTTGGGTGAATCCACAGCACAAGACGTTAGCGGCATGGCGCGGGATGTTGCACAGGGTGCGGCTTTGGGCGGCGGTCTTGGGGCGGCAGGACAAGCAACGGGCGGCGTTTTGGGTGCTGTTGGTGGTCAAGTCGCGCAACGGATGATGCCTCCGGTCGCAGCAGATGCAGCGCGGATGCGACTCGCTGAAGCATTGTTCAGGGATGTTCGTCCGGGTTCGGTGTTTGAGCAACCGGGATCGTTGAGCACTCCCGCAATGAGAGGCATGGCTAGGCTTGAAACGCTAGGGCCTGAGGCACGAATTGCCGATGTTGGTGGGCAAAGTATGACTAGCCTTGCGGATGTCTTAGCAACGCTTCCTGGCAAGTCTAAAGAGATGATTAAACAGGCTATCGGTGAGCGTCAAGCGGGAAGGGCAGGCAGGATCGTAAACGCGGCAGAGGAAGCGACCGGATTGGGCAAAGGTTTCAAAGCAACCGAGGAAGCATTTATTGCAGAGCAAGCGGCAAAAGCTGCGCCGTTATACGAGCAATTGCAAGGAATGTCGGTTCGGGTGGATGACAGCCTTTACAAACTGATTCAGCGTGCGCCGGATTCGTGGAAAGCCGCGCAAGATTTGGCTAGGCGTGAAGGCAAAACACCGCTAGACCTGTCCAAGATTAAGCCGGGCGATGATCTGTCGTTTGAGGCATTGGATACGCTGAAAAAAGCCTTGTGGACGATTGGCGAGAAAGAGAAAGTTAACTTTAAAGCCACGGCAGAAAGCCGCGCAACGGACAGCCTTCGCAATGAATTGACCCGCAAGCTGGACGAATTGTCTCCCAAAGACAAGCAAGGCAATTCGATCTACAAGCTGGCGCGGGATGCGTTTGCAGGCCCTGCGGAAGCACAGGCGGCATTGCAGCGTGGTCGAGAGATATTCCGCGAGGATGTGGTTGATCTTCCCTCAATCATCAAGGGCATGACCCCTGGCGAATTGGAAGCCTTTAGGATTGGCACGATTCAAGCCATCCGCGACAAGGCAGGCAAAGAGGGTGGGCAAACCACTTTGCTGAAAATGTGGAAAGAACCTAAAACAAGCGATCCGCTACGCATGGCATTCGGTGATGACTTCCGGCGCTTCTCTGCTGAGATTGCCAAGGAAGGCAAACTTAAAGAATTGGAAACAGTTGGCAGGGGATCACAGACTGCGTCACGGCTTGCAGCGGCAGAAGAACTTGGTGCGGCTGGTGATGTAGGTCGCGGGGCTTTGGACATTGGTCGCGGTAATTTGATGGGTGCTATGCAGAACTTTGGCAATGCGCTATCTGCAAGGCAGATGCCCGAACCAACGCGCAACAAACTTGCTGAACTGTTAATGAAACAAGGGCCAGCAGCAAAGATGGAACTGCAAGACCTTGATAGATTCATTCAGCAAATCAACGCACAACGCGCAAGGCGTGCAGGTATGACAGGCGCAGCAACAGGACAAGCAACCACGCAAGGGGCACAGCAATGAGCTACAACGGAAGCGGTACTTTTCAGATCAATACGGCGGGGCAACCTGTCGTATCGGGTACGGTTATCAGTTCGACGGCGTTTAACGCGCTAACGACAGACTTGGCAAATGGCTTGAGTACCGCAATCACTAAAGACGGGCAAACGACTGTTACTGCGAACATCCCGATGGCGGGATTCAAGATAACGGGGCTTGGGGCTGCAACGACGGGAACGGATGCCGCTCGGTACTCGCAGATTCAAGGCGGCACAGACAAGCTGATTACGGTGACGGGTACTGACACGCTTACCGGATCATTGACCCCTGCGCTTACGGCTTACGCTGCTGGCAATCAATTTTCGTTTGTTGCTGCTAATACGAACACGGGCGCAGTCACGATCAACATTGACGGCGTGGGCGTTAAGTCGATCACTAAGAACGGTACGACGGCTCTTGTGGCTGGCGACATTGTTTCGGGGTCGATTGTTGTCATTGAGTACGATGGCACTCGCTTTCAAATGGTTAACGCTGCAAACACGTCAAAACTTGTTGCTAAGACGAGTTCGACGGGTTCTGCTGTATTGCCTACCGGAACGACGGGAGAGCGCGACAGCCCGCCTGCTGCGGGGTACATTCGCTACAATACGACGACTGCTACGTTTGAGGGTTACTCTACGGCTTGGGGTTCTATCGGTGGTGGTGCTACTGGTGCAGGTGGAGATACCGTATTCCAAGAAAACTCGTTGATCGTCAACAATAGTTACACGCTAACCACCGCTAAAAACGCCATGTCTGTCGGCCCGATTACAATCGTAAGCGGCAAGACTGTCACCATTCCCAGCGGTCAACGCTGGCTCATTTTCTAAGGAGTTTTCATGGCTTCTCTTGTTGTTTCGGGTGACACTAGCGGTGCAATTACGCTTTCAGCCCCTGCTGTCTCAGGCACTAACACGGTAACGCTTCCTGCGGCTACGGATACTCTTGTCGGCAAAGCCACTACGGATACGCTCACCAATAAGACTTTGACTAGTCCCGCGATTAGCAGTCCCACAATCAGCGGCACTCCGGTGATGAGCGCAAGCGTTATCACATCAGGAACTGCGGTTGCGTCCACTAGCGGAACGAGCATTGATTTTACTGGCATTCCCTCATGGGTAAAACGCATTACCGTAATGTTTAACGGTGTTTCAACAAGCGGCGGTGTAAGCAACTATTTAATTCAAGTTGGGTCGAGTTCTGTTTCAACATCAGGATATAACAGCCGAGCAACATATTTTTCCGGTGCAACATTGGGTGGCGGTAATTCAACTGCCGGCATTATGTTTGGCAATAATTCTGTTTCAACCACAACAAGTGGCGCAATCACACTAACACTTATTGCTTCAAATACTTGGGTTGGTACTGGATATTTAGCTGATAGCAGTTCTTTTGCAACTTCCGGTGGTGGTGTAACTCCTGCTCTTGGTGGCGCATTAGACAGAATTCGTGTCACTAATGCTAACGGCACAGACACTTTTGATGCTGGTTCAATCAACATCCTGTACGAATAAAGGGAAACCATGAGTACCATAACCGCAGGCACGACATCAGGCACAGCACTACAGCAAGCTGGCGACACTACGGGCACGCTTGTCTTTAAGACTAACGACAGCGGTGGTGGTGGCACGACTGCTCTGACGCTTGGCACAGATCAGAGCGCGACTTTTGCTGGTGGCATTGTCCCTAGCGGCTCAACTGCGCCGACTAATGGGATGTATCTACCCGCAGCAAACACTCTAGGCTTTTCTACCAACAGCACTCAGGTTGCAAAGATAGATTCATCCGGTGTGCTGTCGTTCAACTCAGGCTATGGCTCAGTTGCTGCGGCTTACGCTTGCAGGGCATGGGTCAACTTTAACGGCACAGGCACAGTAGCGATTCGGGCTAGTGGAAATGTATCGAGCATTACTGATAACGGCGTTGGCGACTACACAATTAACTTTACGACTGCAATGCCTGACATAAATTACACCGTTGTTGGGCAAGGAGTAAATCCGGGTGGCTGGACTTTTGGGCCGCAGCCATTTCTTTCATCTCCATCGTTAGCAGAAGTTGCTCCAACTACATCAGCGATTCGTTTGGTTGTTGGAACTTCTGCTGGTTCTTTTCTTGACTCCAAGTATGTTTGTTATGCAATATTCCGCTAAAGGACAACCATGAACCAACGAATCATTTACCCGACTGATGACGGTGTTGCCATCATTATTCCTACGCTTGAGTGCGGCTTAAGCGTCGAAGACATTGCAGCCAAGGATGTACCTGCTGGCAAGCCATTCAAGATTGTGGATGTGGCTGACATTCCAACTGACAGGACATTTCGTAACGCATGGGAGTACGCAGAATGATTACTATCAACATAGACAAAGCAAAGGCGATCACTAAAGATCGACTTCGTGCTGAACGCGCACCGCTACTAGCAGCGCAGGATGTTGCATATCAACGCGCTTTAGAGGCTGGTGCAGGTACTTCTGCAATCGTGACTGAGAAGCAAAGGTTGCGTGATGTAACGCAGCTTGCAGACGCAGCAACATCCCTTGATGAACTCAAAGCATTGAAGGTGCAAGCATGACAAACAGAATTGAAGTAAACG